CTATATGGACATCATGGACGTCGGTTCGGCAATAGGGTTAAGTGCCGCGGCTTCCTCAAGATGGCTAGGGGCGAAATGCGCATATCTCATGGTTTCCCGGATGTTGGCGTGTCCCAGAATCTTTTGCAGGACAAGGATGTTTCCGCCGTTCATCATAAAGTGGCTGGCAAAGGTATGCCGAAGAACATGCGTTTTTTGCCCCTCAGACAGCTCTATGTCTGTTAAGGCCAGCATCTTTTTGAACTCCTGATAGCATGGGTGAAACATCTTACCCTGCCGGGGAGATAGCTCATCATAAAGCCACTTAGGGATTGGAACGGCCCGGTTCTTTCCACTTTTTGTTTTGGTAAAAGTGAGTTTATAAGGGGAGAGCTGGGATCGGATTAGCCTTTGAGCTTCCCCCCACCTCGCCCCCGTTGCCAGGCAAACTTTTACGATAGCAGTGAGGTCATTCTTTCCGTACTTTTCACACGCCCGGAACAGTTCAACGATCTGCGGTGGCGTGAGCCATGACATTTCTTTGTCGGCTTCTTTAAACACCCTAATTCCATCTAAAGGATTTGGTAGGCTCCACTCTCCTAACCGCTTTAGCTCATTAAAAACCGCCATTAAATATTGTTGTTCCCGGTTCACTGTGATGGGCTTTACTGCCCAGTCCGCCGGGTCTTTATGGTAGCCATTATCGATCTCGCCACGGAGCCGGCGATCGCGATAATGCGCCCAATCTTTAGCGGTCAGCTGAGAGGCTATAGGATTACCGAGGCCGTTGCATACAATGTGCAGTTTTGCCAGTCGCGTCTTGCTTGCTTCCAATGCCTGCCCATGCAGGTTATGCCACAACTCTATTATCTCACTTAAGCGCCTGCGATCTTCTTTCTCACCCATCCAGGGCTTATTTTGAGCTTCATCACGATAATATTGCTCGTACGAGACAGCCTCGCCTTTTGTGGCGAATTTTTTTCTAATACGGCGGCTGTCTTTCCCATCGACACGGAAATCGGCAAGCCATTCTCCAGAGCTGAGTTTTTTGATTGCCATAGTTTTATTTAAGTAATTGATGTGCAAATTTCACTACGCCGGGATGCCCGCTTTCCAAGTAGCAGCATGAGCTGAAATTATCAGTCCATTCGTAGCCATCAATCCCAATTATTCCATCAGGGTTAGCGGTTCCTGCAAAGCTATGAGCTAGCTTAAATACTTTTTCTTTTGTAACAGTGAAAGAAAACTTTTTATCTTTTAAGTAGCGTTTTTCATGTTTAGATAAATCAAAAGATAAAGGAACAATGGTTACATTGACTTCTATGGCGGGAGTTTGCAGCAAAGTCCTGTATGCGGCATAGACTGAGGCTTTGTACGATGCTACTTCTATAGTTTTATCGCTATCTCCTGAAAAAACCTTTGGTGAGATTTGGATTTTTAAGGGGGCTTCAGATATCACTTTGAAGGTTCCGGCATCGTTGGAGTAATCATTGTATTCATCCATGAGGGCCGTTACGGTCTTAAACTGCTGAGGCGCGGCCGCAGCAATCACTGGCAAAGCTATAAAAAAGGCAGTCAGTATTCTAAGCATATTAGCAAACCTCTAATTAATTGTTTTAAGTACCGTACCACGGCATGTTACATCATCAACCATGCACTGGAACGATATGCCTGAAGTGGAGCTAACTGTGATTTTATTTCCCGGAAGCCGCGTAATGTTATAAATATCTATTACCCCATCAACATCTAGAAGGCACAGCCCATTAATAGGTGTGTTCTCTTTCATGTTAACCAACCAAGAAACCGGGCCTTTCACTATATAAACGCAATCTTTATTTACGTTAGGTACAACGTTTGAATCAGCAACTGTGCTGCCTTTATTTTCCAGTCTGCCATTTTCTAAACTAAGCAGGGGGATCGAAATCATATGTGATGCTGCTTCATTAGAAGTGGTTAATGTATTGCTTGGATTGCCTTCCCCGGTAGCTAACCATTTCAAGTCCACTCCTGTATCAAGCGCACAGGCAACAACAACGTCACCAGGGAAATGGTTACGGCGTACCCACGTGCTTATAGTTCCGGAAGATAGCCCCAAGAGATCGCCAAGCTGTTTTTGCATAGTGAAGCCATAGGCTAACAGTAAGCGATGTAGTACGGCCTGGCCGCCGGATTCCAATAAAGAGAAGTAGGTTGTCCCCTTATTGAAAGTCTTCCCTTTCTCCGCACCCACCAAACTTGCATTTGCAAGCTCACCCTTAAGAAGCCAGTCTAGATCTGCACCTGTTTCCTGGGAGCAAACCATCACATACCTAAATGGAACACTATCCCTTGATACCCAATTACTTACAGTAGATTTTGGGGTATTCATACGGTCAGCTAATTCTACGTTTGAGCCTACACCATACGCCTGTCTCATACGGGACAGGACGGACTGAGCACTTTTATTGCCTTCACCCACAATTAGAATCCTTTGATATGTGAGATTGACAGACCGCATTATGCGGTATAGTCTCTCTCATAGTTCCACAAATGCACGCCAATGCACTAAAACAACAACTAACCGGAGATATTCACCCATGACTCCACAAATTGCAATCCCGTCAGGCCCCGATCTGATGACGTACGAAGAGTTTGCAGTACAGTACGGCTACAGCATCCGCACCGTAAAACAAATGGTTGAGGATGGTGATCTCATTCTCATGCCTCGTAAAAAGTCCGGTGGTGCAGCTCGCATCAATATGGTCGCATTTCGCGCCCGTCTCCTGGCCCAGGGTCTTAACTGCCGTTACGTTGCTGCCTAAGCAACTCGATTATGCAAGTTGAAAAGGACTTATTGCATGTTAGATTTTCGCGTTTCGTCACATGCTCACTTTGATGATGCTTGCAGAAAATTCGCTGCAACTCACAACGTTAAAGAGCTGGCAGTAAAGGCGGGTATCAAGCCGCATACGCTTTACAACAAGCTCAACCCTGAGCAGCCGCATCAGTTAACACCTCGTGAGATATGGGCGCTGACTGACCTGACTGAGGACTCAACTCTTGTTGATGGGTTTTTAGCTCAGATTCATTGCCTGCCTTGTGTACCGGTGAACGAACTGGCACCCGAGAAAATGCAAACCTATGTTATGCGTGCAATGGGCGAACTCGGCGCGCTAGCTAGCGGTGCTGTATCAACGGAACGGCTGACGCCAGCCCGTAAACACGGAATGATCGAGTGCGTTAATTCCGGTATCAGAATGCTGACCTTAACGGCCATCGCACTGCAAGCACGCGTCCAAGGCAACCCGGCAGTAGCCAGCGCTGTAGATACTGTCAGCGGTATCGGCGCAACCTTCGGCTTGATGTGAGGTGAGCATGAAACATGAACCCTCATTCGCCTCGCTGTTAGTTCGTCAAAGTCCGTCCATGAGCTACGGCCACGGCTGGATCATGGGAACCGACCGTAAGCGCTGGAACCCCAGCCGCGACCAGTCGGCATTATTAAGTGAACTGCGCACTGCGCGCCCCGCGTCGTTTAAGCGCTGGGTTAAGGCTTTTTTGAGGTTGATATGATTAACAACATGTCCGCACCAATCAATGCAGGTGCGATGCCGTTTAATAATGCTGGTTGTGCTGATTCGCAACCGGTGAGGATGTCCGGCGAGGAGTGTTTCGCCCGGTTTCATCAGAAATTAAAGGCCACGCAGAACGGCGCGCTGCGTAATTTCAACAAGATGAGTGATGACTTTAAGTTCGTTGTCATGACGCTGGCAAACCGCAACGAGCCAGGCGCATTTAAAAGTGACGAGGTAGGCAGGCCGTTTGAATATTTCGACCAGCCCCGCCGGTTGTTGCTGATTCAGGCGATGAACGAAATAGCACGCTGGGGAGAAATTTTGCCCCGCCGCTTTTCGCTGCATGAAAGCGTAATACCTGAGTAATTAACCCCAAACGAAATTAATGGCGTAAACCCGCCGGGCACTCTGTTGCCAAAATTCTGGAGAAATAAATATGCGTAATACCGAAACCCGCAATTTTACAGCTGACAGCGATGCGCTGACCGTATTGCTGACAGCCGCAAAAAACGAGGAGCGTAAAGACCGTGCCCTCGCCGTTTCAATCCGTCTTGAATCGCTGGCTGTTCACATCATCCAGAAAGGCATGGACGGCAAAGAAGCTGCTGAGCTGCTGCGCCGTGAAGCGGCCCGCTTTGAAAACGAATCTCAGGAGCTGCACTAATGGCCGACTCAATGGATCTCGCACAGCAGCGCGAACAGGAAAACCGTGATCGCCACATCCACAACGCGCGTAGCCGTCCGGCTGAGCCTTCTGCGTTCTTCTGCCAGGCGTGCGGCGGCGATATTCCCGCTGAGCGCCGCGCTGTTATTCCGGGCGTACAGTGCTGCGTCACCTGTCAGGAAATCGCCGAACTGAAAGGCAAGCACTACAAGGGGGCTGTATGAGCACCATTCTGAAATGGGCGGGCAATAAAACCGCTGTTATGCCGCGCCTGAAAAAGCACCTGCCCGCTGGCCCGCGACTGGTTGAACCGTTCGCGGGTTCCTGCGCCGTGATGATGGAGACGGATTATCCGAGCTATCTCGTTGCGGATATTAATCCTGACCTGATTAATCTTTATCAGCAGATTAAAAAAAACAGCGAAAACTTTATTGTTATCGCTAAAGGCTTTTTTGAGCGAGCCAATACAGAGAAAGCGTACTACGAGATTCGTAATAATTTTAATTCCCCTGGCGAAACCACTAATTTTTGGCGCGCAGTCTTTTTCCTGTATCTCAATCGCCATTGCTATCGTGGTGTATGTCGTTATAACAAGCGTGGCCTTTTTAATGTGCCTTACGGCAACTACAAAAAAACGCATTTCCCCGAAGCTGAAATCCGCGCCTTTGCTGAAAAGGCCCCCCGCGCAACGTTCATCTGTGCCGGGTACGAAGAGACCCTGGCGCAGCTGCTGCCCGGAGATGTGGTTTACTGCGATCCACCGTATGACGGTACGTTTGCCGATTATCACACCGCGGGCTTTGGCGAGGATGACCAGTATCGGCTGGCCTCTGTTCTGGAGCGCCGGTCATCAGAAGGGCATCAAGTTGTCGCCTCCAACAGCGACACGCTGCTGATCCGCTCGCTGTATCGTAATTTCAACCTTCACAAAATCACAGCCGCCCGTAGCGTTGGCGTGGCCGCCGGTGAAAGTAAGTCTGCTGCTGAGGTCATTGCCGTTTCTAAGCCTGCTGTATGTCATGGCGTTGATTATGCGGCAGGATGCGACAAGACGGTCATTCATGAGGTGCGGGCGTGAATGATGTTGCCCTGCCTTATGCATGGAGCGCACCACGCGAGGCTATCGCCAGCCCATACCTGACACACGCAGAACAGCACCGCCGCGATCAGCAGATTGCGGCATTGCTGCGTGCGCGGCATGAGCTGGAGTTACAACCGGACTGCGTACGTTACGACGTACGCCGCCGGGCTGATGAGCTGGAGCGCCACCACGGTTTAGCGCGAGCCAATGCCTTTCTGGTGAATTTCACCCGGAAGGCATTGCCACGCCTTGAGCTGGTTAAGAATAAATACAGTATCACCGGGATCGAAACAGAAGTTTCCGGTGCTACGTTCGGCGGGAAGTTTGACGCAGCTGGCGTACGCTTTATGGCGTCCCGCCTGGTAAATATGACGGGCCGTTTTAACCGTCTGCCGGATATGTCAAAGGCCGATATCGATCTGCTGTCGGGCGATATCGCGAATTTTATTATTTCCGAGCTGGGCGCTATCGAAGTGGAAGCCGGCAGCGACCTGAAAATCCTGCACGCGTCCTACCACTGCGCCGCTCGCATCACCCGGCACTTCAGAAATGCGCCGCCATTGTGGGAGCGCATCACCACTAAGTTTGTGACGGCTAAAGATGTGGCCCCGGCGACTCTAAAAATGGCCTCAGAAAAGTGGTGGCGGGGGCGTCTGCGCCGTGTCGCTGCTGAATGGCGCGAGCATTTGCAAATTGCCCTGGGCAATGTCAGCAAAACTCGCAAGGCATACGCAAGCAAGGGCTGCGTTACAGAATGGCGTGAGCAGAAGCGCCGCACGCGTGAGTTTCTTAAGGGGATGGAACTGGAAGACGAGGAAGGTAACCGCATCAGCCTGATTGATAAATATGACGGCAGCGTGGCTAATCCGGCGATCCGTCGTTGCGAGCTGATGACCCGCATCCGTGGCTTTGAAAACATCTGCAACGAGCTGGGTTATATCGGTGAGTTCTACACCCTCACCGCCCCGTCAAAATTCCACGCAACAACCCGCGCCGGTTACCGTAACACCAAATGGAACGGCTCCAGCCCGGCAGACACCCAGCGCTACCTTACCGGGCTGTGGGCCAAAATCCGCGCCAAACTGCACCGCGATGAAATCCGGGTGTTCGGGATCCGTGTGGCCGAGCCTCATCACGACGCTACGCCGCACTGGCACATGCTGATGTTTATGCTGCCGGAAGATGTGGCCCGAGTGCGTGCGGTCATAAGCACATATGCCTGCAAGGAAGACCATCAGGAGCTGAAAAGCGATAAAGCCCGTAAGGCCCGTTTTCATGCTGAGGCTATCGATCCGGATAAAGGGTCGGCGACTGGCTACGTGGCGAAGTACATCAGCAAAAATATCGACGGCTACGCCCTGGATGATGAGCGTGACGACGAGAGCGGCGAAACGCTTAAAGAGACCGCGCCCGCTGTCTCTGCCTGGGCGGCCCGCTGGCACATCCGGCAGTTTCAGTTTGTTGGCGGCGCGCCGGTCACCGTATACCGGGAGTTGCGTCGTATGGCGGATGCGGAAACAGCTCGCGGCCTGAGTATCGAATTTGCTCTGGTGCATGACGCAGCTGATGCAGGCGACTGGGCCGGTTATGTAAACGCCCAGGGTGGCCCGTTCGTACGCCGTGACGATCTGCAAGTACGCACCTGGTATGAAAGCAGCGATTCGGTCAATGACTACGGCGAGGAAACCATCCGTATTAAGGGCGTTTACGATACCGAGGTTGGCGACGGCTCGCCGATTGTAACCCGCCTTGTGCAGTGGAAAATTGTGCCGAAGCGGGCCGTTGACCTGGCCGTTGACGTCAAGGGCGCTTCTGCGCCCTCTCGGAGTTCTGTCAATAACTGTACGGGGGATCCAGAGCCGGATCCCGGTATCGATCTCACCAAACCGCTAAACCGACGCGAGCGCAGACAACTGGCGGAGCGTTTGAAGAAGAAAAAACCTGCTGCCGCACAGAAATTCGACCACGTTACGGAGCAGAACGCGGCGGCCATAGCCAGGGCAACTGACGAAATGCACCTTTTAACCGGCGAAACACTCAGCCGGGGAGAGGCGCTGTCTTTAATTTCCGGCGCGGCGCTGTTTATTGGCGGCCGCTGGCGTAGAAGTTCTGCGAGTGGTGACGTTTATGCTGCTAAAACGCCAGTTTCAGCCAGGGCGACCAACATCATGAGCAGGGTTCGCCAACTCGAAAAGGCCGCAAAAAAACGTTGCTAATTTACAGATAGGCTCGGTTAACCATTGTTGCGCTTAACAATTTCCCTCAGACATATCCGATTGAAAGATAAAAAAACATTTCACATCCCAAAGTTTTTTATATACTGTGAATATATACAGTGTTGTTGAAGGGGGGATTATGATTCTGGAAGATTCAAGCCGTGCGCATAAGTGGGCCTGCGTGCAGTTCATTGCAGAAGTATCGTTGTTGGCAAATTGCAAACCGTCCGATCTAAAGCTGGCGCTGAGCCTGATCGCCGATTTAGCTCATCAAGAAAATGAAGAAGCGGAAAGCAGTATTTTTTATAAGGCCGAATAAGGTAAGCCCGTGAATAACAAAACTTTAGTTTTGATTTTCATGGGGTTGAACAACGAGCAATGCGAGGCGTTAGATATGGGATTTCCATCACCGGCACAAGACTATGTTGAGCGCCCTCTCAACATAAACGACCTCTGTGATATCACAGGAAACGGGCGCGTTATTGAAACATCAGAAGGCTATGCAGTGATTAACCGCGCGTTGAAATGTCCGCAAGGTGCCGACGTTCTGATCCAAGCGTTCGGGCGCACGCATTTTGCAAAGGTCGCAGGTCACGCCTTTATCACTGCCGACGGCGAAGCGCTGGAAGGCGAAGCCCTGGACGACGTGGTGGTTTTGGGCAGGGTTACGCACCTCATCAACCGCACAATCAGCGATGATAACTGTCCTGTGATCTGATGGTTTTATCATTGCCGTACCGTTCATGCGGTTGTGCATGTCTATGGTGCATGAAAATGAAGGATCGTTAGAGGATCGTTTATGCCCCGGCCCGCCAGTTCTGGCGGGCTTTTTCATATTTCATGCACCTGCATGAAAACTATTACGTAAAGCGCGCAGGCGTGGCGGGGCTACGAGCGCGCGCCAGCGCTATTCAATGAGGAGGATTAACATATTGTGCTTTTCCATTCCGGGTGCTAGAAAGAGGGATAAAAAGTGCGCTTAGGCTATAAGTGCTAATGAGGTGAACGATGTTATGCTCAGAATGTTTCAAAGATGAAGGTTTAAAATTACTGGCAAATAAAATCGGTTTTTTATGTAACGATATGTGTGATCAGTGTCATTCTAAATCAGGAAATAAACTTGACAAGGAGAGGCTGATATATTTAGCAAGCCGTTTTTATAGGGCGGGGACTTTACAGAGATTTGAATATGGAGCGGCTCCTGCGATTACTTTTAACGAAATGCAAAAAACATCGGTAATTTTTGATGAGGTCCTCACTCAGGATACTAATCTGATTTCAGAACATACAGGCATGGGCTTTTTTCATTACGGTCCGCGATTTTGGATGTTTGGTGAGGTTGAGCCTTTAAAAGCATTACAAAATGAAATCACTATCGAAACTATGCTTTTAAAAATCATCGATTCCTATCCACAAATTAAATATGATAAAAGTACAAAATTTTATCGACTCAGAAAGAATCCAGAATGTCCTGAAGATGAAGGCCAGTACGATACTCCACCGACAGCATTCGGGGAAGGACGCTTAGATTCTGTCAGCATGCCTGTTATGTATGCCTCATTCGATTTAGAGGTCTGTATACATGAATGCAGGGCTACTGCAGACGATGAGTTATATTTAGCAACATTAAGGCCGAAAGAGCAGATTAGATTGATAGATTTTTCTGAGGTGCTGGAAGAGGAAGGTGTCACAGAGTTCGAGAGTATCGATATGGCTGTGTTCATGCTTTTCATGGCTCGTGATAATTCATATCCAATTTTGAGGAAACTAAGCCAAAGAGTATATGAAAGGGGATATGACGGGTTAATATATCCATCTTATTTTAGTATGTTGCATTCGGGGGCGGAGCCATTTGAAACAACTTACGGATTATCTCACAGAAGAATTAAAGATTATAAAGAGTATGAGGAAAGTAAGGTTAGTAAGAATCTAGCTTTATTTGGCAGGCCTGTAAGTGATGGGAAAGTAATAGTGGAAAGAATAAATAAATTATTTATTCGGCAGGTCAAGTATGATGTGGAGTTTGGCCCAATAACTTATAACTAACTTTGAACTGCCTGCTAAAGCAGGCAGTTCTTTTATTTATCCCATGAGGGAATATTCGGAAAACATTATGACATCCTCTCCCAGCCAAGTATTTAGCTCTTCAAGGCGCCGCTGCAGTGGCAGCAGCTCGTTACGAACAAAGACGCGGGCAGCTTTCTCCACGTCACCAAACCCGCCGGTATTAGTCGGAATGATGCCCATCAGTTGAGGCGGCACACGGTGAGCGGCCAGCATGTCATCACGGCTCACATTCTTAATGTTCAGAAATTCATCCTTTGCCGCCACCTCTGACAGCGGGATGATCTGAATACCGTCTTTCTTTCCGTTCGGGCTGTACATAAACAGGTTGCGGAAGTTGCCCGGCCCTTTCGATTTTTTCAGCGCCTCACGGATATTGTCCACGTCCTGCTGATTAGCCGCGGGATCTGACATGTACATGATAAAACCCGCGTGGCTTCCGTTCAGGTAATACTTTCGACGGAACATGGTCGCGGACTCATTCAGCAGCGTGGACGGAATGGCGGACAGATAATCCGGCAGGCCGTAAATCTCCTGGTTCAGATCCGCTTCCATCAGGTGAAAAACCCGGCCCGGCGCAAACTCATAGGGCTGCTTTTGATAGCCGTACTGTACGAACCAGTAATGATCCGGGTCAATGCCGCGCCGGGTAAACTTGGCAAGCGAAGCCTCAAGCGTCAGCGTGTCGCCTAAACGGTTAACCCGCTTCTCAAGGTAGGCGTTGCCGAATACCAGAAAGTCCTGGACGAAACGGCCAAAAGCCTGCTTGGACAGCAGGCGGTGAGGTTTAAAGGTGCTGACCAGAATGTTACGTTTCACCTGTATTGCGCTGCTGTGATGGACCGCTGCACGGTACGTTCGCGCCAGCCCGTCCAGGCTGATGGGTGGCTCATACCACCTGTCGACCTGAACGCACTCCAGATAGTCCAGCAGTTCTCGGCGATCGAGCACCGGCACGGGGTCCCCGAAGGAAAACGCTTCGGCATGTGCTCCGCCGGGCTGTTCGGTCATGGTCTGCGCGGCAGACTGGCGGCGCAGCTCCTGCGCGCGGGGCTTGCGTTTACCCATCAGTAAATCTCCACAATAGTGCTGTTATTCGCCGTTGCGCCTTCCAGCGGTTCGTTAAAGAGTGCGTGCATGGTTGCCCAGGCCAGGTCTGCATGGCTGGCTTCCTCGCTGCGGCTGGCTTCGTAGGTTGGGCGGTTTCCGCTGGCCGTGGTGCTTTTACGGATCGCCATGAATGACTGCGCGACGTCGGTCATGCCCGCGTCAAACTCAAGGCGGCGGCTTGCGATGATGTCGTACGCTTTGAGCACCAGAGCATTCTTGACGTTGGGGTTGTAAACAAACTCACGGACGCCGGGATAAAAAGCCTTCACGTTCTCATAGACGCCGTGGCCGACGCCGGTCGAGTCGATGCCGATATAGGTCACGTTAAATTGTAGTGTCAGCTGCCGGATGGCTTCTGCCTGGGCGCGGAAGTCCATGCCGCGCCACTGGTAGCGCTGCAGGATGCGGAACTTGCCGCCCGGTACCAGAGGAGGCGCGATCACCACGCATCCGGCGCTGTCGCCGTTCTGTGTGCCTTTCGCCGGGTCGTAGCCGATCCATACCGGACGCTGCCCGAACGGATTAAGCATCAGTGGCTCAAAATCGTCCCAGACTTCCCAGCTGTCCACCATGCAGCCCTGCATAAGGGCGAGGTTGAATACAGACGCCAGATCGTCCATAAACACGCACATCAGCAGGTTCTGGTAATCTTCCGGGCTGTAGCGCTGGCGCAGCTGCTCCAGGTCAAAAAGGTCACAGCCGCCACGCACCGCATCTTCCACGGTGATGATCTGGCGATACTGACCGTCAGCACAGAGTGCGCCGCACGCAAGATGGCTGTGGGACAGGTCAATTTCTATCTTGTCGTGCTTTGACCGGCCTTTATTGAACTGAGCGCCGGACCAGAACGGATAGGCGCTGTGCGTCAGGCTGGACGGCGTGGAGAAATACGTTTCGCGCCATTTTTTATGCAGCGCCATACCGGAAGCCACTTTCTGCAACTCCTGGAATTTTGGTATCCAGAAATATTCGTCCAGGTAGAGGTTGCCGTGATAGCTCTGCGCGGTCCGGGCGTTGGTTCCGAGGAAATACAGCGTCGCCCCGTTCGGCAGCACCATCGGATCGCCGCGCAGCTCCACATCAACCTCTTTTGCAAACTCAACGATGTACTGCTTGAAAACGTGAGCCTGGGCTTTACTCGCTGAGAGGAAAATCTGGTTGCGGCCGGTGGTCAGTGCATCAATCAGTGCCTCACGGGCAAAAAAGAACGTCGCCCCGATCTGGCGGGATTTCAGCAGGTTCCTGACGGCGTATTTGTTACCGGCTTCCCACCACTGGCGCTGGTAGTCGAACATGGTGGAGTGAAAAATTTCTTCCAGCTTCTCGATCTGGCCGTCGCTGAAAAGGTTTTTCTCTGGCGGCCTGCGCGGGCCTTTGTTGCGGTTGGCTACCTTCGGATTGAGGTCGGCTTCATTGCCGCCATCGTTAAATTTACCGATCCGGGCGTGGCGTTCTGCCTGACGGGCCAGCAGGTCAATCTCCTTGAAGTCCCGCCCCTCCTTTGCGGGCTTCATGATGAGCTGGCAATAGCGCGCCGCCGTGGTCAGCTGCATCTGATCCAGAGGACCGATATCGCTCCACTTATCGCGCTTTTTCCAGCTGTGAACGGTTGCGGGTTTCTCTCCCAGCATTTCAGCAATGCGGGCGATGCGTATACCGCTGAAATACAGAAACATCGCCTGTTTTCGCGGGTCGAGGTCCGGGTTAATCGTCGTCATGTTCATGGCGTCAGACTACGGCCCCGCGTTCACCTGCGCCGCTTCGCCCTGTTGTGCCATTTTTCCCACAATGGCCGCGCGTTGTTTCTCCCTCCCCTGAAACGCAAACATAAAGCCTCTCGACACGTCCAGAACAACCGGAGCCGGACAGATGGCAAAAAAATCAAAGCGTTTTCGTATTGGGGTGGAAGGTGCCACCACTGACGGGCGCGTCATTGAGCGCGTATGGCTGACCCAGATGGCGGCGAATTACAGCCAGCAGGTCTATATCGCTGTAGTCAATATGGAGCACATCAAGGGCTATACGCCTGACAGCGCTTTCCGCCGTTTCGGCATCGTGGAGGCGCTGGAAGCGGAGGAAATCAGTGAAGGCCCGCTGAAAGGCAAGATGGCGTTATATGCCTGGATTGTCCCGACCGACGAGCTGGTTTCCATGACCGCGAAGCTGCAGAAGCTCTTCACCTCAATGGAGGTAAACCCGAAATTTTCCGACACCGGGGAAGCCTATCTTGTCGGCCTAGCTGTCACTGACGATCCGGCCAGCCTGGGCACTGAAATGCTGCAGTTCAGCGCAAGCGCTGAGGCTAATCCGCTGGCGCGTCGCAAGCAGGACCGCGACAACCTCTTCACCGCTGCCGAAGAAACCCTCTTCGAATTTGAAGACCTGCCGGAGGAAAAACCTAGCTTTTTCGCCAGCATCAAAGCGCTGCTGTCCCGTAAATCCGTTGACGACGACGCCCGTTTTGCCGATGTGCATCTGGCCGTTGAAGAAGTCGCGGAAGCGCACCAGGCACTGTCTGAATCAGTGGCAGAGGTCGGCCAGAGCGTCGGCAATCTGAAAGAGGATTTCTCAAAGCGCCTGGATGACATGCAGCAAAAGCTGACCACGGCAGAAAGCGATCTTTCTACCCTGCGCGAGCAGTTAGCCGAGGAAGACAGCCGCAGCGATCGCCGTCCGTTCTCTTCCGGCGGTAACGGCAGCTCAGACCAACTTACAACCTGCTGACGGAGCATAAAACCCGATGAAAACGAAAACCCGCTTTGCCTATAACGCTTACCTGCAGCAGCTGGCAACGCTTAACAAAATCGACGTGAAAGATGTTGGCTCTAAGTACACCGCTGAGCCATCAGTCGCGCAGACCGTGGAAACAAAAATTCAGGAGTCCTCCGCGTTCCTGACACGTGTCAACGTCGTGCCGGTGGATGAGCAGTCTGGCGAGCGTCTGGGGCTGGGTATCGGCTCGACGGTGGCCGGAACCACGGATACCACCAAAAAAGAGCGTGAGCCGACCGATCCGACCTATATCGACGGCGAAGGTTACAAATGCACGCAAACCAACTTCGACACTGCGCTGGGCTATGAAAAGCTGGATCTGTGGGCGAAGTTCCAAGACTTCCAGATCCGCATCCGTGACGCGATTATCAAGCGCCAGGCGCTGGACCGCATCATGATCGGCTTTAACGGTGAGCGCCGGGAAAAGACCTCTGATCGCCTGACCTATCCGCTGCTGCAGGACGTGAATATCGGCTGGCTGGAAAAAATCCGCCGTGAAGCGCCGGTGCGCGTACTGAGCCGGATTGTGGGCAGCGATGGCACCGTTATTTCTCAGACGGTACGTATCGGCAAGGGCGGCGATTTTAAAAACCTCGACGCACTGGTTATGGGCGCAGTCAGCGAGAAAATCGAGCCGTGGTACCAGGACGATACTGAGCTGGTCGTTATCTGTGGCCGTTCGCTGATGGCCGATAAATATTTCCCTATCGTCAACCGTGACCAGCCTAACAGCGAGGCGCTGGCCGCCGATCTGATTATCAGCCAGAAGCGTATCGGCGGCCTGCCCGCTGTGCAGGCTCCTTTCTTCCCGGCTAACGCCATTCTGATCACCCGTCTGGATAACCTGTCGATTTACTGGCAGGACGGAACCCGCCGCCGCGCGGTTATCGATAATCCGAAGCGCGATCGCATTGAAAACTTCGAATCCGTCAACGAGGCGTACGTGGTTGAAGATTACGACTGCGTGGCGCTGATTGAAAACATCGAGGTGCTGGAAACCGAAGACGCACCGGCGCAGCAAACTGCAGCAGCCGATATGTCAGATGAGCAGCTGGCACGCATCGTGGCAATGGCGGCGACCGTCGCACAGAGCATGAACGCATCGGCAGCACCGCAGGCAGCTGAGGATCCGGCAGGCGGCGAGGCTTAACCATGAACCCATTCCGCGCACATACGCAATTTGTCCAGGCACAGGAGGCCGCCCGTCCGGGCGGCAGTGCCGCCGGAACTAGCGGCTATGAAAAAATGCTCATGCAGCTCGGTGAGCACATGCGACGCCTGAAAGCAGTTCAGGGAACGGAGCGCAAGATTGCCCTGAAACGTGAGTTTCTGCCCGTCTATGACGCCTGGATTGCTGGGGTGCTGGCTGCGGATTCTGCACGCCAGGATGATGTGGCGATGTTCGTTCTGATCTGGCGTATCGATACCGGTAATTACACCGGTGCGCTGGAGATTGCCCGTCACGCCCTGCGGCATGGCTGGGTATTGCCGCAGCGATTCAACCGCACCACGGCTACTGCCATTGCAGAAGAGTTTGCCGACGCCGCTATGCGGGCGTTTGCAGGCGGTGAAACGTTCAGCGCTGCCCTGCTGACGCAGGCGCTGGAACTGGTTGAGCCGCACGACATGCCGGATCAGTCGCGTGCCCGGATTTACAAGGCGATGGGGTTTGCCCTGCGTGACAACGATCAGGGTGTCGCGGCGCTCAGTCACCTGAAACGCGCCCTGCAGCTCGATATGAACTGCGGCGTGAAAACAGAAATCAAGCAGCTGGAAGCCCGGCTGCGCAAGGCTGTCAACGGCGGCTAACCGAACGTGCCCACGCGCGGGGCGGCACGGGGTGGCGACAGGCTATACGCCGCATCAAAACCCCGTCCACCGCCCACCCATCAGGGAGTAGTGAATGAACATGAAATTTGTTTCGCCGGAGCCGGTGAAAGAAAGCGCGCAGGACATTATCGAAAACACCCATTTCTGGCCCGATCTCGATCTGGCTGAGTGCCGCCGTGAAATGCGCCTGGACGGAACGGTGACACCGGAGCGGCTACGGCTCCAGGCACTGACTGCCGTTTCTGAGGTGAACGCGGAGCTGTTCAGTTTTCGCCAGAAACAGATGGACCGGGGCTGCAAAGTCCTGGCTGATGTTCCGGCGGAAAAAATCGGCGGTGAAAGCGAGCGCGTGCAGCTGTACCGCCGTGCTGTCTGGAGCTGGACAAAGGCGCTTACGGTTGAGAAGTACCGGGACTTTGACAGCACGGCGGAGGGCAACAAAAAGGCGGACGAAATGGAGAGCGGCCTGGGTGATTTGTGGCGGGATGCACGCTGGGCGATCGCCCGCCTGCAGGACCTGCCACACATGACGGTGGAGCTGATCTGATGAAAGTCCGGGCGCAGCAGTATGACACGGTAGACGCGATTTGCTGGCGTCACTACGGGCGCACGCTGGGCATGACAGAAGCGGTGCTGGCCGCCAATCCGGGGCTGGCTGCTGTTGGCCCCATTCTGCCGCACGGTTTAGAGCTGGAGCTGCCCGAGCTGGTCAGCAGCCCCACGGCGCAGACCGTGCAGCTCTGGGAGTGAATATGACTATCGAACGGGTAACAGCAGCCATGACCTACTGGATAGCGGTTTTCCTCGCCTGGATGGGTAACTGGGATATCCAGGACGTGGGAACCGTATTCGGAATGGTGCTGGGTACGGCGGCGCTGGGGATCACATGGTATTACCGGCGCAAGGCGTTTCAGTTGCTTGAGGCCGGAAAAATCAGCCGGGAGGCTTATGAGCGCGTCAATCGTTAAGCGTTGCCTGATTGGTGTGGTACTGGCGATCGCTGCCACGCTGCCCCAGTTTGAGCTGCTGAAAACCTCCCCGCAGGGGCTGCAGCTGATTGCAGATTATGAGGGCTGTCGCCTGACACCATACCAGTGCGACGCCGGGGTCTGGACTAGCGGGATCGGGCATACCGCCGGAGTGGTGCCGGGCAAAACCATCAACGAGCACCAGGCGGCCAGCAACCTGATCGGCGATGTGCTCAACGTAGAGCGCAGGCTGGCGGTCTGTGTGCCGGTAGCCATGCCGCAGCAGGTTTATGACAGCCTGGTAAGCCTGGCGTTTAACGTCGGCACGGGCGCAGTGTGTAAATCGACAATGGCGGCGTTCATAAAGCGCGGTCAATGGTTGCAGGCTTGCAAGCAGCTTCCGCGCTGGGTGTACGTCAGCGGAGTAAAAAACAACGGGCTGGAAAACCGCCGCGCGCGGGAACTGGCATGGTGCGTAAAAGGGGTGACACTGTGAAAAACAAACTGATTGCATGGGTGATTGATGTTTTGTTTCTGGGGGTGCTGGCATGGGGGCTTTTTCATCCCGACAGCGTGGTGATGAGCGCGGCGGCCTGTTTCACATTTTTACTGTCGTTTCTCTCAGTCGGTCTGCTGATGCTCGGCTTTTTTGGCTACATCGTTTACGCGTTCTGTGAGCGGGGGGTGGTCAAACCCAGCAGCGAAGCGATGCCGCCAATTCTCTGCAAAATGTTCGGGCTGGGTAAGTCGCTGCCGGGATGGAAGACGGCCAGGTGGATTATCAGTTGCATTTTCATTGTCACGGCTCTGCTGTATTCCGGGTGGTTTGTCACTGCGGTTGTTTACCTGCTCTGCGTGGTACTGGTTCGCTGTATGCGCTGGATGCTGGCTGAGCTGCTGAAAGACTGGCTTGCAGGTGCGAAACCATGTCCCGCAGCGTAACGATCATCGGTGTGTTGTTGCTGTCCCTGACGTTATGGCTGGGATGGCAGTTACGGGAGGCCCGGCGGGATATCAGCGACAGGGATCGCGATATTACCGGACTGAATAAAGGCCTGGCTGACGTAAAAGGTCAGCTGGCTGCGGTTGACCTGATGGCCAGGGCAAACGACAGCTTTCAGCTGGCCTATCAGCAGGAACAGGACGCAATCACCCTCGCTGCAGTGGCGCGGGCTGAACAGATTAAGAGGCTGACCAATGAAAACCCTGACGTTAAAAAGTGGGCTGACACTCCTTTGCCTGCTGATGTTATCCGGCTGCAAAAACGCCCGGGAATTACCGGAGCGGCCGGTTATCGCGCTTTCCTGTCCGAAGGTGACGCGCTGCCAGCTGCCAGCGAGCGGGCCGACCAATAACGGCGAATTGCTTGCTGCGAAAGAGGCGGCGGAAAAGGGCTGGGCGCAGTGTGCGGCCAGGGTGGATATGATTGTTGACTGCCAGGAAAACCATGAACAAACCCTCATCCCTGCGATCCGCACTGAATAGCATTCCCTACCTGAGCGCTAACCCTGACGCGCTGCATCTGTTCGTTGACGACGGAAAAGTCATCAGCACAGCCGTGCCGGGGCTGGGTTGGGAATACCAGTACACCCTGAACATGGTCGTCACTGATTTTAGTGGCGATCAGAACCTGCTGACGGCGGTGGTGCTGCAGTGGCTAACGGAAAACCAGCCGGACGCCATGCAGAACCCGGAACTGCGCGAGCGGCTGTTCCGTTTTGAGGTTGAAATACTGAAAAACGATCTGGCCGATATCAGCATTTATCTGGCGCTGACGGAGCGTGTGCTGGTTACGGTCCGTGATGGTGTGGCAACGGTGGAGGCAGTGGCGGAGCCGGATGGGCCCGCCAGCCACGATGAGCACTGGTTAGCACATTATGGCTGAGATGAAACAGCTGGATAGCTGGCTGGAAACCCTGATTAACCAGCTGGGAACGGCGCAGCGGCGAAAGCTGATGCGTGATGTGGCCGTGCAGCTGCGGCAGCAACAGCAGCAGAATATTAAGCTGCAGCGCAACCCGGACGGCAGCGCCTACGAACCCCGGAAAGCGAAAGGCCGGGCGAAGTCGGGCCGCATCCGTCGGCAGATGTTCAGCAAACTACGAACCGCCCGCTACCTCAAAACCCGGACCACAAAAGACGCTGCAGAGGTGGCCTTTGAAGGCCGGGTGCAGCGTATAGCCCGCGTCCATCATTATGGCCTGCGCGATCGGGTCAGGAAGTACGGGCCGGAGGTCACATACGCCCGCCGTGAACTGCTCGGCATAACTGACGCATCCGAAGAAACAGTACGCGACTTGATTATAGAGCACTTAGCTCGCTAATTTTTTGTCAGTAGACATAATAAACAATGCGAGCGTAAATATATTGATAATGTAAATCATCCTTTTGATTTTTCGTTTCTATATTATTTGAAATGCTCTTCAACTTGATTATATAGATCTTTTATCTCATGATTTGTTGGTATGTCCTGCTTGATTATTTTTTCATACATCTCCTTTGTGCTTTCATCAAGGGAAGATACATCAATGCTATCAGCTTTTTTCTTAAACTTACCGACCCTCCAAATAATAACCTTTCTATTGCAATGACCATAAACCCATGATATTAACAATGGTAGAGTTAGGGATATGAAAACAACAGCCTGATAATAAATGGCAGGGGAAAGTAAATTATTCAAGTAGTCTTTGTATCTATACCCAATGAAATAAGTTACGACCATATTAAAAAATAACGTTATAAGAAACACCCTTAATTGTTGCTGTTTCATTTTGATTTTCCTGTGCATTTTTTAATATATTCATCAGGATTGGTCAAATACAAATCAATTTCTGATTGTAATTGTTGCATTGCCATCATGTTTGCCATTGACATTAGTAAAATAGCACCATTCAAATAAAATTGATTCTCCGCCGAGCCGGTTATAGAATGATTTTTACTATTTACAAAAGAGAGGTGTCGAACTTCGATCTCGAAAAGACTTGTACCTTCTCTATAGTTAATAACTGCGGGAAAGCTTGATTTCATATTTACATGATTGACAATTCTAAAGATATCAAGCAGGCCTAAAGCACCATTTTCCACTTCTTTTGATTTGTAAACCCCTGAAAGCGCAAAATCTGCCTTTACTAATGAGTCAATATTATGAGAATCGCCGACATCTTCCAGATCATAATCATCACCAAACCCTAAAATAAACAATCTTTTATGTATTCGTAAAAACATGGTGCCATTCCCTGAATCTCCCTCCTCTATTATTTCAATACTGTTAATTTTTTTTATTGCTGCCAGCAAATCAGCTTTGGTGTATTTCATAAATATTCCTCTCATTAAGAAAGCTATCTTACCCTTTGTGCCATTCATGGCACAAGAGCCAGAAATGGCCCGTTATCTAAAAAGGGATATTTTTAGAGGATGAATACAAACTATAACGAAATTTATCGGCTTCTCCTTAATCTCATCCGCTCCGGAGTGGTAATTGAGGTGGATGCTGAAAACTGGCAGTGCCGCGTGCAGACCGGCGAACTGCAGACGACGTGGCTTAACTGGCTGACGATGCGCGCCGGCCGGTCAAAAACATGGTGGCGGCCGTCCGTGGGTGAGCAGGTTGTTTTGCTGTCCATCGGCGGCGATCTCACTACGGCGTTTGTGTTACCGGCGATTTACTCAAACGACAGCCCGCCGCCCTCAGTATCTGAGGATGCGCAAGTTACGTCATTCCCGGACGGCGGCTGGATTGAATACGAGCCGGAAACCGGGCGCTATCTGCTCAAGGCCGGGGCAAAGGTTGTTTTAGAAGCACCGCAAAGCATCCAGGTGAAAACAGGCGAATTTGTCGTAGAGGCGGACCTGACCCGTATTAACAGCGAAGTCGTGATCAATGGTGACGTCACGCAGTCCGGCGGGGCAATGAGTTCAAACGGCATTGTGGTGGACAGCCACAAACACACTGGCGTTCAGAGTGGCGGCAGCTTAACAGGAGGGCCAGCGTAATGATGTATCTGGGTATGAACGCGCAGACAGGCGGCGCGCTGACCGACGTCGAGCACATCCGGCAGTCCGTGCGCGATATCCTGGTGACGCCGGTCGGCTCCCGCCTGGCGCGTCGGGAATATGGTTCGCTGATGGCTGACCTGATTGACGAAGGGCAAAACGAAGTAACAAAACTTCGCGTGATGGCGGCCACGTACAGCGCCCTGAGCCGCTGGGAGCCTCGCATCAGGCTGACGGGCGTGACTGTTGAAACGAGCATGGACGGCAAAATGACCGTTAACCTCACCGGCTATCGCGCGGACGGTAGCCCGCTCACTTTCCCGGTAAATATGGGGACTGTCGTATGAGTGCTGTCGATCTCTCCCAGCTCCCTGCGCCGGAAATCGTCGATGTGCCGGATTTTGAAACTCTGCTGGCCGTTCGCAAGGAAACCTATATCGGCTATTTCCCTGCAGAGCAGCAGGACGCAGTACGGCGCACGCTGGCGCTGGAATCCGAACCGGTGGTGAAGCTGCTGCAGGAAAATACCTATCGCGAAATCCTGTTACGCCAGCGCATCAACGAGGCCGCCCGGGCTGTCATGGTGGCCTATGCGCTCGGCAGCGATCTGGATCAGCTGGCAGCTAACTATGGCGTCGGACGTCTGGTTGTCACGCCTGCAGATAATAACGCCGTGCCGCCGATTGCGGCGGTGATGGAAACCGACGACGAGTTACGGCTGCGCGTGCCGCAGGCATTTGAGGGCTTGTCTGTGGCCGGACCCACGGCGGCCTATGAGTTTCATGCACGAAGCGCAGACGGGCGGGTTGCTGATGTGTCGGCAACCAGTCCATCCCCTGCAACGGTGGTTATAACGGTACTTAACCGCGACGGGAACGGCGTTGCACCTGCCGATTTGCTGGCCATCGTGGATGCCGCGCTGAACGATGAAAGCATTCGCCCCCTGGCAGACCGCGTAACCGTGCAGAGTGCGGCGATCGTGCCCTATGAGATTAACGCCACGCTGTACTTCTACCCTGGCCCGGAAGCGGAACCAATTATTGCCGCCGCCCGCGCACGGCTGGAAGCGTACATCGCCAGCCAGACGAGGCTGGGGCGAGATATCCGTCGCAGCGCTATCTATGCCGCCCTGCATGTTGAGGGTGTGCAGCGCGTGGAGCTGGCAAGCCCGGCGCAGGATGTGGTGCTGGATAAAACCCAGGCCGCATGGTGCGAGAGCTGGTCCGTGCTGAAAGGTGGTACGGATGAATAGCCTGTTACCGCCGGGATCGTCCGCGCTTGAGCGCCGACTTGCTGAGGCGTGCAGCGATATTTCCGGGCTGGATGTGCCGCTGCGTGACCTGTGGAACCCTGCCTCCTGCCCGGTGCAGTTTTTGCCCTATCTGGCCTGGGCGTTCTCCGTTGATCGCTGGGACGAAGGCTGGACGGAAGATGTTAAGCGGCAGGTGGTGAAAGACGCCTTTTTCATCCATCAGCATAAGGGGACTATCAGCGCGGTGCGCCGGGCTGTGCAGCCGTTTGGCTTCCTGATCCGGGTTATCGAGTGGTGGAAAACCGGAGAAGCTCCCGGAACGTTTCGGCTGGATGTGGGTGTGCAGGAACAGGGCATAACGGAAGAAACCTATGCCGAACTGGAGCGCGTGATTAGCGACGCAAAACCCTGCAGCAGGCACATGCTGGGCATGAGTATCAACCTGCAGGTAAACGGGGTTATCAGCCAGGGGGCCGGATGTTATGTCGGGGAAACGTTGACGGTTTATCCGTACACGCCGGAAGCTATTGAGGTGGGCGGCGCAGTCCTGACGGGCGGCGCGGTCCATATTATTGACACTGTAAGGGTATAACATGGCGCAAAAATTCTTTGCCTACCTGACCACGCGCGGAGAAGCGAAGCTGGCGCAGGCTACGGCGCTGGGCATCCAGCTGAAACTGACGCAGATGGGGGTTGGCGATGGTGGCGGTACGCTGCCCACGCCGTCCCCCTCCCAGACGAAGCTGGTTAACGAGCGGCGCCGGGCCGGGCTTAATTCGCTGACGGTAGACCCGCAGAACTCCAGCCAGATAATCGCAGAGCAGGTGATCCCGGAAAACGAAGGCGGTTGGTGGATCCGTGAAATTGGTCTGTATGACGATGCCGGGGAGCTGATTGCCGTTGCCAACTGTGCAGAAACTTACAAGCCGTTACTGGTTGAGGGGTCGGGCCGGACGCAGGTTATCCGCATGGTGCTGATTGTCAGCAGCACCGAGGCCGTGACGCTGAAAATCGACCCGTCGGTTATTCTGGCAACCCGGCAGTATGTGGACACGGCGATCAATGACACCGTTATTCAGGTGCAGCTTTACACGGATAATCAGATAAAATATCACCTGTGGGCGCTGGATCCGCACCCGCAGTATGCGCCAAAAGAATCACCTGTTCTCACTGGCAAGCCACGCTCACCGACCCCGGCACCGGCAGAAAACTCAGATATTATTGCAACCACCGCCTATGTAAGGGCGGCGATTGCGGCACTGATTGCCTCATCGCCTGCTGCACTGGACACGCTGAATGAAATCGCCGCCGCGCTGGGGAACGATCCGAGCTTCTCCCGCACCATGCTGAATGCGCTGGCAGCAAAACAGCCACTTGATTCGACGCTCACCGCGCTGGCAGGAAAAAGCGCCGCCGGGCTGGTCTCATTTCTGGGATTTGGCGAGGGGACGAACTGGCTAAAAATGCCCGGCGGGCTGATTATTCAGCGCGGCTCGATTGGCTTTAATCCGGGGCTTACAGAAATCAATATCACTCTGCCTAGGGCATTTACAAACAATAATTATGCGGTCAGTCTCACCTGGTCAGACCGTAACAATGACGGCAGCGCTGTAAAAATAGATCCGGCTAGCGTGGCAGTAATAGCCACTACAAAAAGCGTGACGGGGTTCAGGGCTTTCCAGGCCGGAACGGGTGGTTACAACGTTGATTTTATCGCGATGGGGTACTGATTATGGATTATGTATACAGTCCGGCGGCCGGTGGCTTTTTCCCGCTCGCTGAGAAAGAGGCGTTTGAAAAATCTGACCTCTGGCCCTCTGATGGCGTAGCCGTTACTGAAGCCGATCATGATGCGCTGTTTCCGGTGCCCGTGGGTAAAAACATCGGGCTGGATAATGGCGTGCCCTGCTGGGTGGATGCCCCTGCGCCAACCAAAGAACAGCAGATAGCGGCGGCAGAGGCAAAAAAGCAAAGCCTGCTGGCCGCTGCTAATGAATACATGAACAGCCAGCAGTGGCCCGGAAAAGCGGCACTGGGCAGGCTGAAAGGCGATGCGCTGACGCAGTACGGGCTGTGGCTGGATTATCTGGACGCGGTGGCGGCAGTCGACACGCAGAACGCGCCGGAAATAGCCTGGCCGATAGCACCGGACGCTTAACCAATACCCCGCAATGCGGGGTTTTTTATTGCCCTGATACCGGCGCGCACGGTTAATTCTGACCGTGCCGGCCATCAACTGCAGCACGGTCAGAAGTGACAATGCCCGATACAATCTTTACGCGTTTTTCCTCCTGCTGTTGTGCTAAACACCATACAACCCCCACCGACTGACCTGACGGCGCGATGCCTGCAACATGGTCCTGACCCATTCTCTGGAGAAACTTTATGGCTCAGGATTCATATCACCACGGCGTCCGCGTGCAGGAGATTAACGAAGGCACGCGCACGATCAGCACCGTCAGCACGGCTATCGTCGGGATGGTCTGCACAGCTGACGATGCCGACGCCGCAACGTTCCCGCTCAATAAGCCCGTTCTGTTAACTGACGTACTGACGGCCAGCGGTAAGGCAGGCGAAAGCGGCACGCTGGCCCGCGCACTGGACGCTATCGGCGACCAGGCAAAGCCGGTAACGGTTGTTGTCCGCGTCCCCCAGGGCGAAACCGAAGCGGAGACTACTTCAAACATCATCGGCGGCGTGACTGCAGAGGGCCGCCGTACTGGCATGAAAGCTTTGCTGGCCGCGCAAAGCCAGCTTGGCGTAAAGCCCCGCATTCTCGGCGTGCCGGGCCATGACACTAAAGCGGTGGCTACGGAGCTACTGAGCGTGGCGCAGTCCCTGCGCGGCTTTGCCTACCTCACCGCGTACGGCTGCAAAACTATCGAGGAAGCGATCGCTTACCGGGCTAATTTCAGCCAGCGCGAGGGGATGCTGATATGGCCTGATTTTGTCAGCTGGGACACCACCACGAACGCAGAGGCGACGGCATACGCCACTGCCCACGCCCTCGGCCTGCGCGCAAAAATAGACAACGATACGGGCTGGCACAAATCCCTGTCCAACGTTGGCGTGAATGGCGTAACCGGCCTTTCTGCGGACGTGTTCTGGGATCTGCAGGACCCGGCAACAGATGCGGGGTTGCTGAACCAGAACGATATCACCACGCTGATCCGCCGGGACGGTTTCCGCTTCTGGGGTTCCCGCTGCCTGAGTGACGATCCGCTGTTCGCATTTGAGAACTACACCCGCACCGCCCAGGTGTTGATGGACACAATGGCAGAGGGCCAGATGTGGGCTGTTGATGGAACGCTGACGCCTTCTCTTGCACGCGACATTATCGAGAGCATTCGCGCGAAGCTGCGCAGCCTGGTCAGTCAGGGCTATTTGCTGGGCGCGGATTGCTGGCTTGATGATTCGGTGAACGACAAAGACACCCTCAAGGCCGGGAAGCTCACGATTGACTATGACTACACCCCGGTCCCGCCGCTGGAAAACCTGATGCTACGCCAGCGTATCACTGACCAGTATCTGATCGACTTTTCCGGCCAGGTTAAGAGCTAAGGAGCAATAACGATGGCACTGCCTCGCAAACTGAAATACCTGAACCTGTTTAACGACGGGAACAATTACATGGGCCTGGTGGAGTCCCTGACCCTGCCGAAATTCACGCAGAAGTTTGAAAAATACCGTGGCGGCGGTATGCCGGGCGCGGTGGATATCAACATGGGCCTGGACGATGGCGCGCTGGATACTGAGTTTGAGATCGGCGGCACTGAAGCCCTGCTCTTTAAGCAGATGAAAGTGGTAACCGTGGACGGCGTGCAGCTGCGCTTTGCGGAGTCTATCCAGCGCGATGATACCGGCGAAGTGCAGGCGGTGGAGCTGGTCGTGCGTGGCCGCCATAAAGAGCTGGATTCCGGTACGCATAAGCAGGGCGACAGCAGCACCACCAAAGTGTCCAGCACCAACAGCTACGCAAAGCTGACCATCAACGGCGAGGTCCTCTATGAAGTGGACCTAGTGAATATGGTGCACATCGTGGACGGCGTGGATCTGATGGAAGCGCACCGCGCCGCTATCGGCCTGTAATTTATGGCGCGGCTCGCCGCGCCTTCACTTTTAACTCTTTTTTGAAGCGGATCAATCATGGAAAACGAAAAAAACGAATTGCCGGAAACCAAAAACGAAGCCGTCGTGACGCTGGATGCGCCGGTTGTGCGTGGCAATACCACCATTAACGAAATCGTCGTGCGTAAACCGAACTCCGGGGCGCTGCGTGGCGCACGTCTCCAGGCGCTGATGGATATGGACGTGGATTCGATGATGCTGGTACTTCCCCGCGTCACCACCCCGGCGCTGACCCGCGCAGAAGTGATGATGCTGGAGCCGGGTGATCTGCTGCAGCTGTCGCTGGAGCTGGTCAGTTTTTTGTTGCCGAAGTCGGCGATGTCAGCTTTCCCGCAGAACTGATCGTAGAGGACCTGGTGGCGGATATCGCCACCGTGTTTCACTGGCCGCCCTCCGCCACGGCTGACATGATGCTGACGGAGCTTCTGGAGTGGCGGCACAAAGCCATTTTGAGAAGCGGAGCGACAGATGAGTGATCGTAACCTGCGCCTGCAGGTTGTTTTAAATGCGGTAGACAAGCTAACCCGCCCATTCAAACAGGCGCGCGCCAGCACTCAGGAGCTGGCCGCCGCCGTCAAAAAATCCCGCGACGCCCTCAAACAAATTGACCAGGCCAGCTCGCAGCTGGACGGATACCGTAAGCTGCAGGCGGAAAGCCAGAAGCTGGGCGACCGGCTGAATTATGCCTGCAATCGCAGCCGGTTGTTGAGCGACGAGCTGGGCAAGATGGGGCCACCAACTGTAAAGCAGGTCGTGGCACTTGATCGCCAGCGCCTGGCAGTACAGCGGCTTGAGGAACGCCACGGCAGGCTGCAGCAAAAAGCCGCGCAGGTGCGCGCAGAGCTGTACCGGGTCGGGATATCCGCTAATGACGGGGCAAGCGCCACGGCCCGCATCGCCCGCGAAACCGAAAGATATAACCGCCAGCTGGCTGATCAGGAAGCCCGCCTGCGGCGCGTTGGTGAGCAGCAGCGGAAGATGAACGCTGCCCGTGAGCAGTACAGCAAAACGCTGGAAGTGCGCGACAGGGTGGCGGGTGCAGGCGCTGCAATGACCGCTGCAGGGGTGGGCATGGGTGCGCCGGTCGTGGCGGCGGTTAAGAGCTATGCCAGCCTGGAAGATGCCATGAAAGGCGTGGCTAAACAGGTCAACGGGTTACGGGACGATAATGGCAACCGAACCGCACAATTTTACGAGCTGCAGGCCGCCATCAAAACGGCCAGTGAGCAGCTGCCGTTGCAGAACGGGGCCGTCGATTATGCCGCCCTGGTTGAAGGTGGCGCTCGCATGGGGGTCGGAGAAAACGCGAAAACGTGGGCGGAGCTGAAAAAGGATCTGCTTGATTTTGCCTCTGTGTCTGCAAAAGCGGCCACCGCGTTTGAGCTGCCCGCCGATCAGCTGGCTGAGGATTTAGGGAAAATCGCCGGGCTGTATAAAGTGCCGACCAGCGAAATTGAGCGTCTGGGTGATGTGATCAACTACTTGGACGATAACGCCAAATCGAAGGGCGCTGACATTATCAACGTCATGCAGCGTATGGGGGGCGTTGCCGACAAGCTCGACTTCCGCAAAGCTGCAGCGCTGGGTTCCACGTTCCTGACCCTGGGCGCAGCGCCGGAAGTAGCGGCTAGTGCTGCAAATGCCATGGTGCGCGAATTGTCGATTGCCAGCATGCAGAGCGATCGCTTTATGGATGGCATGGATGCATTGAAATTAAAACCTGCGCAGCTTGAAAAGGATATGGCAAAGGACTCAATGGGAACCATTGCCCGCGTACTGGAAATGGTTAACCGTCTTCCAGAAGAAAGGCGAATGAACGTCCTGACGCAGCTGTTTGGTAAGGAATTTGGCGATGATGCTGGAAAGCTGGCTAACAATATGGGAGAGCTGTACCGCCAGTTAGGTCTGGTTAAAGGCGCTGCATCAATCGGGTCAATGCAGAAAGAATCCGATATCAACAAAGACAGCCTATCAGCGCAATGGATGCTTTCAAAGGCCGGAACAAGTAACGTTTTAAGCGGCTTGGGAGAAAGCTTACGGCCTCCATTAATGGAAATCATGAGTGATATTCGTCAAGTGACTGGCGTGGTACGCCGTTGGGTTGAGGAAAATCCTGAGCTTGCGGGAACGCTGATTAAAGTTGTTGCTGCAATTGCTGCTGTGACCGTGGTGCTTGGAACGCTGATGGTTGCCGTAGCGGCAATTATTGGCCCGCTGGCCGTGGTCCGCCTCAGCATGAGCACGCTGGGGATTCGTGTCCTGCCGGGTCTGCTCAGCTCTGCGCAGGGGCTGGGTAACGGTCTGCTGTGGTTGGCTAAATCACCTCTGACATTGCTGTTAGGTGGATTTGCACGTAACGCCAGCGCCTCGCGTGCGCTGTCCGGTCCGCTCTCATCTCTGGGATCGTCTTTGTCCATCGTGGGAGGCGCTGCATCCCGCGTTGCTTCCGGGCCGCTGGCGCTGTTGCGAGGTGGAGTACGGGCCATGTTCAATCCACTGGCCGCCGGTCGGGCTGCGTTATCCGGGCTGGGTCGCTCTTTGCTATGGCTGGTCACATCACCGCTGGCGCTGCTGCGCACCGGGTTAATATTTATTTCCGGGGTGCTGACCGTGCTGTTAAGCCCGATCGGACTGGTTGTTGCTGCGCTGGCTGGCGTGGCGCTAGTTGTCTGGAAATACTGGGAGCCAATTAAGGCGTTTCTGGGTGGTGTGGTTGAGGGCTTTAAGGCTGCAGCCGCACCGATCAGCGAAGCTTTCGAGCCGCTGCGGCCAGTGTTCCAGTGGATAGGCGATAAGGTGCAGGCGTTATGGGGCTGGTTTAATGACCTTCTGACGCCAGTTAAATCAACATCACAGGAGCTGCAGAACGCGGCAGGTATGGGGCGGCAGTTTGGTGAGGCGCTGGCCGACGGCTTGAATATGGTTATGCACCCGCTGGAAACGCTGAAATCCGGCGTGTCATGGTTAATGGAAAAGCTGGGGATCGTCAGCAAGGAGGCGGCGAAAGCGAAACTGCCGGATCAGGTTGTCCGGCAGCAGCCAGCCACGGTGAGCAGCGATGGCCGGGTTACTTTACCTAACGGTGGGTCACCGTATGCAGGTTATGGGCTGGGTTTTGCTGGATTCCACGATAACGGTGGCGTGATCCCCAGCGGCCAGTGGGGTGTGGTGGGTGAGAATGGTCCGGAGATCGTAAACGGTCCTGCCAGTATAACCAGCCGCCGCCGAACTGCTGCCCTTGCTGCTGCAGCTGTCTTTGCGTTTAACGGCGCAGCACAACCCGCCGCCGCGACCATGACGCCATTTGCTGAAATGCCTGTCAGTGAATATCGTGTTCAGCCGCTTCCGCATGCCGTTGAGCTGGCAGGCGTAACGGCTTTTACACGGAGAGAATTGCCGCAGCCTGCAGAGCTTTTTACGCGTTACGAGGTTGAACTACCGGAACAGGATGCAGCGCCCCGGCGGGCTGAATTACTGACTAATGCGGCGTCGCTGGCGTTCGGTAATCTTTCCCGTGTGCAGGAACCAAAACCACTACACCCGTTCAGCCTGCCGCCGGTGGAATACCGGGAGGAGATGCCACGCCGTGCGTCTGCGCCTGTGGTCACTCAGCCCGTCAGTATTCACGCGCCGATCAGCATCTACGCCCAGCCATGGCAAAGTGCAACCGACATAGCCCGCGAGGTGGCCCGGCAGCTTGATGAGCGGGAACGCCGGGCCAGTGCCCGCACGCGCAGTAATTTCTCAGACAGTGGGGATTTTGATTAATGATGATGACGCTGGGTTTTTTCGTTTTCATGCTCAAAACAGTGCCGTATCAGGAGCTGCAGCTGCAGCGCCAGTGGCGTCATGCCAGTAACAGCCGGGTTAACGCCCGGCCAGTGCTACAGTTTGTCGGCCCCGATACGGACACTATCACGCTGAACGGCACGCTGATGCCCGCCATCACTGGCGGCAGGATATCAATGATGGCGCTGGACCAGATGGCGGAGACGGGCAAGGCGTGGCCGCTGATTGAAGGCGATGGAAACATTTACGGCATGTTTGTGATCGAGAGTATTAACCAGACAAAGAAAGAATTTTTCAGGGATGGAGCGCCCCGGGTAATAGAATTTACGATCACCCTGAAACGAGTGGATGAGTCGCTTACTGAAATGCTGGGCGATCTGTCAGGCCAGCTCACCCAGCTCAAAGACTCGGCCATATCAATGGCCGGAGGGGTATTGTCATGATGGGTTTTGGGGCAGCACTAATCCCGGCTTTCCGCGTCACGCTCGAAAGTAAGAATATTACTTCCACGATTGAATCCCGGCTGATATCGCTGACGCACACGGACAACAGAGGGTTTGAGGCTGACCAGCTGGATCTGGAGCTGGACGACGCTGACGGACTGCTGGAATTACCCCGCCGTGGCGCGGTGCTGTCTCTGGCGATCGGCTGGCAGGGTGAGCCGCTGTTTGTGAAGGGAAAATTTACGGTAGACGAAATTGAGCACTCAGGCGCACCGGACCGGCTAACGATCCGGGCGCGTTCTGCTGACTTCCGGAACACGCTTAACATCAAGCGGGAAAAATCATGGCATAACACCACAGTCGGGGCAGTCGTCAGCGAGATGGCTGCCAGGCACAAATTGGAGCAGGCAGTTGGCGACGATATGGCAAAGCAGCCGGTAGACCATATCGATCAGACCAATGAGTCTGACGGTTCGTTTCTGATGAGGCTGGCCCGCCAGTATGGCGCTATTGCGTCAGTTAAAAACGGCAATCTCATGTTTATTCGCCAGGGTCAGGGCGTGACGGCCAGCGGTAAGCCGCTGCCTGTCATGACGATCACCCGTTCAAGCGGTGACGGCCACAGGTTCAGCATGGCCGATCGCGGAGCCTATACGGGTGTGGTTGCCAGCTGGCTGCATACCAAAGAACCGAAAAAGAAGCAGGAGGTTAAGGTTAAGCGCCGCCGCCGTCGGAAAGCAGCTGCCGAACCTACAAAAACACCAGAGCCGAAACAGGGTGAATATCTGATCGGCACCGATGAGAACGTAAAGGTTCTGAGCCGCACCTATGCCAACAAAGCCAATGCCGAACGAGCCGCCAAAATGACGTGGGAGCGTATACAGCGCGGGGCAGCAACATTTTCAATCACCCTGGCGAAAGGGCGCGGAGATTTATTCCCGGAGCTGCCGGTTAAGGTCAGCGGATTCAAGGGGCCTATAGACGAGGCGGAATGGACGATCACTACGGTTACTAACACTATCGGCGAAGGCGGCTTCGCAACCTCGCTGGAGCTGGAAGTGAAAATTGCAGATCTGGATATGGAATAACGAGCCGGTAGTTTAAAAATAAACCGAAACGGGTTAACATATCTTGCAAAATTAAGATGAGGCCTACAGAAAATGATGAATTGCCCGCTATGCGGTAATGCTGCCCATACCCGAAGCTCGTTCCAGGTCTCGAAAACAACGAAGGAACGTTATAACCAGTGCCAGAATATTGAATGTAGTCATACGTTCGTAACGCACGAAACATTCGTCAGATCGATAACGTGCCCCAGCAAGGTTATCGCCGCCCCGCCCCACCCTGCGAAAGGCGGACAAAGCCATATGAATTTCTGAATCAGCCCACCTCATGGTGGGCTTTTTTATGGGCAAATATGGGCACTGTCCATTATTTGGTGGGCATTTGGTGGACACAAAGCCAAAAAAAAGGGGCTGGAAAATTCCAACCCCTTGATTCTACAAGACTAATTTGGATGTCGCGACAGCGAATCTTAGTTAAGACGCTCTTTGATACGAGCAGACTTACCGGTACGCTCACGCAGGTAGTACAGTTTAGCTTTACGTACAGCACCACGACGTTTAACAGCAATGCTGTCAACTACCGGAGAGTGAGTCTGGAAGACACGCTCAACGCCTTCGCCGTTGGAAATTTTGCG